ACATCAGAACCCAACAAAGAGTTAAAAAATCTCTCTGTTGGGATAGTTTCTACTATATTTCTTACGGAACGACGAATTGCGTTCTCATTTTTTAAAACAGGAAGGTCTTTTGTCACAGGATGGGGCTCAAAAGATAAACTAATGTCCTTAAAAGCCCGTGATATCCTCTGAATTGCCATTGTTAAAGAGTTTTCTTAATTATATTTATACTCTATTCTTGAAGATTCTTCTGCCCTTCCTTTAAATCGTCGTGCATAATCTCTTGAATTACTCTTTCTTCTGGATCATTTGTTTTTTTAGGTAATGACCAGTAATCTGTGGTCAAACTTGTTGTTCCCCACACTTCTTGCATATAATTTTTGTTTCTATCAACTGGTGAATTGCCCATTTTACTCCTATTTTGTTAGAATAGAACTTTTTGAGGGGTTTCTATCCCTATTTTTATTTATTTTTCACCCACTTTGGAATTGATACATCGAGGATTACATGGATTTGACCCACAATTGTCGCATAATTTACGTTCCTGTGCAGTCTTCCAGAAATATTCGTCTTCACGTCCCATTCCAAGTCTTTCAAATCCATTTTCAACTTGATAATATTGAGTCGAAACCTTAAAATCAGGCATTTTTGGTTCCACAGGTGTCAAACTATTGTCAAAAATACGTAATCTATTATTTGGATATAGTGCATACTGCCCATTCTCAAGTTCAATCAGATTATGAGACTTGTGTTCGGCAGGGTTCTCACTAGTAGCCCAATCAACATAGTCTGGATCATGATGGTAGTTATCAATAGTACAAATATAAGTGCCTTTTACATTGCCAAAGTCCCGTGTATAACATTCAAAGTCCATTGAATTAATAAATTTCTTATCCACCGAAACAACCCCATAGTCCATACAATTCCAAAACTGAAGGTTTGGTAGGTTCATGTCTGGACTTGGTGTCTCAGGGTCTGCTACAAAGGCACTGATAGGCAATTTATCATACATTGCCGCATATTCTGGTAGATAGGTCTCAAAATAAAAAGCACGTCCAGGAATCGATTTAACCGATACCCAAACGCCCTTTACAAATTCACCATGTCCACTCTGATGATCCGTTAGATATTCCTTACGAACCCATACTTCCTGTGATGGAAGATTTGCAATCAAACATGCCATATGGTGACAATAAAACTACACCTATATATCAACCTCGTCCTTGTCCACGATACATTTTCTTCTTCCCGTTACGAGAAGTCGCGGCATACTTCGTGTGCTTCCCACTCCCTTGACGAGTTTTCTTCGGCTTTCCTTCTATAAAACCATTACCACTTAATCCAACCTTTGAACGTACTGCCATAATAACTCCTAAATTTTAAAAATCTTTGTTTCTAAATCTTGTGGTCTTGGAAAACCTTTCTGATAATACTCTATCGAAAGGTCTTCTATCTTATCAAAATACTCCTCCTCCGTCAAGTTCTTATACAGTACTTTCCCTTTATGGAGAATTGTATATTCTGTCAGCTCCATCAGATCACTCTTGTCTTCTCATGTCCAACACGAATCCGTGGATCACACCAAATCTGAAACCCTGCTTCGATAGCATCGAGACAGAAACTTACATCCTCTCCACACATATCCTGTACCTCTCCACTCTCAAAGACTTGCATCTTTGGTGCAAACCATGGATACTTTATATCAGAATGCTCAAAGACTCCGTGCTTAATCAATACCCATCCGAAACCTGTATAATCAACAGTAAACGGTTTACGACGCTTCGAAATACTTTCCCCAGTCTCATGATTCATAACTCCACCATTATTACGGAAATCATCCTCCTCCATCCAATGTGCCACTGAAGTGGTCTTACCATCTTCTGTCATATACCATCCACTTGCAATGTCCTGGTCCATTAATACTAATTGCCAAAACTTCTCTGTGTTAAACACAATATCACTATCAATCCATAACTGCCAATCATACTGTAACTTACCATCCCATGGAATTTGATCCGGTCCTCGCAATACATTCGCACCTAAACATTTACATCTGGCAAAATTTACCATCGATGAATAATCTTGCGAAATCTGGATGCTGGCACCTGCTTGCACTAAATCAAAACAAAGTTGTACAAAGTTTTTGAGATACGTATAAGAAACTCCTCTACCTGGTAAACAAAAGACAATGGACTTGCCTTTTACCATTTCCTTTGCCTTCGCATAGTCCCATTCTTCAGTGCTCTCAGTTGCTTTGGGTGTCTTTGCTTTTACTGTAAATCCTTTAGCCATAACTGTAAATGAACTTCGTCACTATCATAACACTCTATCTATACGTCGTCAAGACCTCGGTTCTGCAAACCTCAAGACTCTTCGAGATCCTTAATAATAATACAGTCATTCTCTACCTCGATGTTTACTTCTGTTCCCTCATACCACCCCTTCTCATCACATATCCATTCCGGTATCGTAATAATATATTCCCCACTTACTGGATCGATCTCTACAGTCGTAAAATTTTCCTGCGGATTTTTTTGCATATCTTTGAACCCTGATGCCATTTTTTATATATGAAAATTTTTTTTTATTACAGTGATATCACGAACGGACTTTGGGTCGTTTATAGCTTAAAGTAGTAGGGGGTTTTTATATACGGGGCACGGCAACGCATAACATAAGGGGGGCAATCACCCCCCACTGCTGTTTACGAACGAACGGCATAAAGTCTAAGTTCCTTCTTAATGTCTCTGCCTATGTTTTTCATAGTGCGACAATCACTAGGAGTTCTTGATGTCACTACCCGTGCCTGTTTGTATACATTATGATTCCAAATGCAATGCTTACCATTACATCGGGTTAATGAAAAATTAGCGGTTGTCATTTTGATTTCAATTTGTCTTTGTAGTTTCATAAGGAAAGTAAAGAGAAAAAAACGAAAGAGGAATCAACCCTCTAGAACCCAGGTTCCCAGTTCCCCGGCATCCAGTCTCTGGTTCATCAGTGCCCACCATGGAGAATCGATGAACTCATCCAGCAACCCCAGGTGATGAACGAACCGCAACCCCTGTAACCAGGAGACGGTGCCATCCCATTCAGCAGAGGTGAGGAACTCATCCCAGATAAGGTCGGAACGCATGAGGTGCTTTGCTTGGTTCCTCCATATTCTACAGCATCGCACCCCCCTGCCAACCCCCTAAACGATAAGGGTTGCTGATGAGGGTGATAAGATTATTTGTCTATACTTTGGAACTTATTGTTGTTGAAGTTAGCATAACTGAACTGTTCACGATTGACTAACTTAAATGTACCGAACTCATTGGAGTAAACATAACCCTCACCACCGATTGGAGTTTGTCCGATGTATGCCTTTGGACCATTATTGCGGCAGAGATATATTGCATCCTCTTTAATCGACTTAACTAACAACCAGAAACTGATGAGTTTCTCATTCATAAAGTCAGATGCAATCACGGGACGATTCTCACGAATGCAAGAATTGAGTTCCTTTTTAATCTCCTTTGCTTCCTTATCTGATACAAACTCAACGTTCTGTGCCATAACCTTAGCAAAACGGATTACGTCGTCTAAGTCATGGAATCTCTCCAGTCCATCATCATAACGACCGGAGAAGATACGGGCACGGGGTTTCACAAACTTACAATAGAATGTGTCGGTGATAATGAAGTTCATCGGGTGTGCGATTGCATCCCTTAAATCACTCTCTGCTGTGTAGTAAGTATGAGGGGCAACGATAATCTCCTCTTCTACAATGTTATCGAACTGATAGGTGATTGTGTTCGGTGTATATTCATCATTACCACCGAAACCAATAAAATCACCCTGAAAAATGCCGTCGGTTGGGGGTAACCAATCAAAGCAAGTATGCAGAATTCTTGCAACATTGCCCGTGTGGTTAGCATCAATATCCTGATGCGATTCGTTGATTTTGATCTTTACTTTGTTAAAGACTGACTTAGTACCCACGAAGAAATTACCCGTCGCAGGATTAGTCCCCCATACGATTGCAGGTGCTCCGTCCATCTTTACAGATAGATTGCCCTCATTACGTAGACAATCAAGAGCACTTAAATCACCAGTGAGAATTGAATCTTCGGGATGTTCGATGTGCTTGTTTTGCATTTAGAGAATGATGAGAATGAGAACGATTGAGTAAAATCGGGCATAACATGATGCCCACTCTTTTTTGGTTTTAATCATGCAAGACGCATTCCGTTGCTGAACTTTACTGTCTGCATTTCGTCAAATGTTTCATTAAAGACACGAACAAACCACGTCCAATTCTGTTGAAATACCTGCTCATTCTTTGTTCCGCAGGTATATCCAAATTCGTTGAGAAGTGCATTCAGACGGGATTTTGTGGTCTTTGATTGATAACCACCATCATAAAGTTTCAGTGAATCTTCATCAATCTCAGCAATCAAGTTGCCATGAAGATAAACCTTTGAGATACCATCTTCAAGGGTAACTGATGTGTTCGCAGATGTCCAGTTAGTGTTATCTTTGATTGCTTGGATCATCTGCTGTTCGATTTTGCGCATGAGAGGCAGGTAGAAGGGTCTGAGAGGTGTGGTGGGGTGCTGTCCCCTCCACTTCTATACAATACACGATTTTGGGGTCTGTGCCGTGACCTTGTGACAGTTAGTCAACCGCCACCGACGACGTAGGAGACCACACCAGTTTGATGATCAACTCCCTCGATGACCTTATAGTCACCGTCTGTGATGGCAGAGTCAAACTCATCAACCCAGAGTTCAAACTGCGTAGGAGACCACACCAGTTTGATGCTCAACTCAGCGAAGATCTCCCTACAAGTATCTAAGGAAGGAGCGGCAATAACTGCCATTCCAGGGGTGTAGTCATAGAGTACTTCGCTGATTATGTAGAGATTGTTCATTGGGTTCCTTTGTTTAGCATGTATACAATACAGGATCTGAGGCAGAAATCAAGCGATAGTGGACAGCATGTAGATTGTCCTGTGGAAAAAAAGTTTTCCACAGGCAGCTGGCCTGAGTATCATTTAGTGGGGGAATTAATCCCCCTAAGTGTTACTTATGCAAGAAGATTATCAATCACACGTTCAACATCTGCCGAAATTTCAATGCCTTGAGATTCACAATAATCAAGACACATTTGAAAGTCAGGTTGCATCTCCTCTACGAAATCATAGAGGGTTTCAAATACAGTTTGAGAACAAGTCATAATGTTAGTTAGTGAGTATTATTCAGGACGAAGTTTGACTGTAATAATCTCAAAGTTTGGATGCAATTCTTTGCATCTTGCATATGCTTCGGCAGCAGTTTCTCTCATGTAAGAAAGCACATCGTGCATTTCTTTTTTGTTGTCGTAACCGTAGCAATTCCAGATAGGCATGTGATTTAGTGAATGAATGAATAAGTGTTAATCAGTCTCCCAATTCGATAACAGTATGTCCGAGGTAATCTTCAACCCAGACAGTGGAATTAGACTCACTATACATCGAATAAGCAACGTCGATGGCATGATCCTGAGAAGCACAATTCTCAGTTTCGTTGAGTGCTGGACAGTGAACAGTGTAAAGCAAAATTGAACTCGTTTCTTTGACCCTTCTACAATACACGGTTTTGAGGTCTGTGCCGAAACCTTGTGCCACTTTGACCAACTGTCCACTCGCGGCTGACCGGTTTGTGTTACTTAGTGATTTTCTTAAGTGTTAAAAAGGATTTGTCCATGCATGATGTTTAGCAGAACTAATCTTACCGTCTTTGAGTAATCCATCACATACACGACAAAATACTTCAAACTTTTCTAATCGTGTCATGTTAGGATCAACGTCCCTTGCAGTTTCACCGACGATTCTTAAAACTTGTCCTTTGAGCATGATGTTACTTAGTGATGGATGAGTGAGTGTTACTTAGTAGTCTATCTTACCGTTGAGATATTCTTCTACATCAAACTTCTTATCATCTTCTCCCTCTTCTTTATATTCAATCACATCATAAATCTCACCCGGCATATCATTAATCTCAGAGAAGATGTCAGTGTCGAAAGTGTCGTAATCCATTTGAAAAAAAGTGTTAGTTAGTGTGAGGTGAGTAAGTGTTAGTGTTTAAAAAGACTATGCTGCTTGATAATACCAACCCAGTGCCTTGTTAAGTGTAATCAACTGCTCTTCTATCTTATTAACTTCATCTTGAATTGACTGCTCTTCTCCTAACATAGACATGAAATCAACTTCTATCCAATCCATTGTTTCTATCCCTCCTCCCTCTAACATTGGAGTATAGAATAGTGTTCCTTCGCTATCAATAGAATAAGCACAACCATGCTGTTCAGATGTAAGAATGATAGTGTCGGTGTTAATCATTTTTGGAATGAATTGTTTGACTTGAAACTACAATACACGATTTTGAGGTCTGTGCTCATTTATTGTGCCACTAATACTTTTGGCACATGGTATCATTTAGCAGGGAAATTACGGCAGACAGCATCACATAAGACACGAGTTAAATCTTCTTGAGTTTCAGGATACTTACCCTCCCACATTTCCCAGCAAAATGTGTCAACAATTGCGTCGATATCTTCCATCAATTGTTCCCGTGCTGATAACATCTCAAGTGTGTCGTTGTTAATCATTTTTGGGATGAATTGTTTGAACTTAACTACAATACACGATTTTGGTGCCCTGTGCTCATTTAGTGGACGGTTCCACGATTGGCACAAGACACTAGTTTAAACTGTGCCGATTCACGAACTGGCACACTAATACACGTCTGCGGTCTCTCTGATGCTAATATCAACGTTCTCGTCACCTTCTAGTCCTAAGATATCATTCCAATTGATATTCTTAAGGTCTAGATCTTCATAACACTCAATGTCTAATGTAACACTTACAATGCGTTTCTGTGCGTACATGTGTATCTCGTGTGATGTTTGCGTATTATATCATGCGTAATGCTTATATGCAAGCTCGACGTAATCACATGTATCTCGTGCA